TTAATCTCAATGATTATTTGTTCCAACGCTTTTAAGAAGGCGTGCCGTGAGAATCTGTCCGTGACATGGTGCTTACCTTCGAGCTCTTCGTAACAACGATGCCAAGTGCGTGGTTTGTAGTCTGGCATTTCGCCAAATTTGTCGACCGCATATTGTCGGAACTGTGCCTCACGATGCCAGGTGTGACCTTCTGAGCAAACGTGCGATAACCTTTTACGAATTACCTGCTTTTCGATTACCCAGCCGAGGCGGGTTAACGCTCGTAGGATGTTAGGCAAGCCGGTCGGCACAAGCTCGGCTAGTTCTTTAGAAGTTGTGATCCCATCGGCCAAAGCTTCAGCCACGGTAGACAAATCCTGCCGGAATACCTCGTCCTTGTCATCCTGTAGGTTCCTCCACGCAGTTAAAACCTTTGCAGAAAACACCCGCCCGCTCTCGGCAATCGGAGCCATATCTCTGAAGTTCTTCAAAGCAGTAATAACCTGTGGTCCCATGGTGATATCTAGATGCATATGTTCCTGGGTCTTGTGGGAACCTGGAGTGTAAATCCAAACCCCATTCTCTTCTTCTTCGGACATGTCGATGTCTTCCCACCGCATAGCCTCCAAGTTCTGAGCCCGCATCCCTGTTCCGGCGGTGACGATAATCGCTGTTCTCATAAAGGGACATGCGGCATTGAGTACTGCTTCAACTTCCCAGTCGGTTGGAACATGAATTTTGCCCGGTCCTTTGACATTCTTATCCTCGGATGTCAGATTCTTAAACATCTGAAGCTGTTGAGCAGTCTCGGCTGGAATTAAATCGATCTGAGCAGCGTACCGGAACATCTCCTTGATCTTTAGGAATTGCTTGTTGATATGCTTTCGTGAATTCGTGGTCATCTGGATCTCGATATCACGGAGCTCCTGTAAATCCTTCATTTTGTAATTAGCGGCAGAGCGGCTAGCGTGTGCTTTGATGATCTTTCCTACGTTTGCCAGAAAATTAAAGTAGGATTGCGTTTTTTCGTCGTAACGCTTTTTCAGTGCATGATCGTAATCACGCACCTCACACTTTCTATTCCAGAATGCTATGAAGACATCTTTGATTGTTGCATCGGATTTCTTTTCGGTAGGCTGAGTCCGGTTCAGTCCGAATAGCTCATCCTTGAGCTCCTGAAGACTGCGATACATTTCACGGGATTCGAACTCACCATCGAGGTATCGTTGGGGGTACGAATGTTTTCCGTTTTCGTCCTTGTACTTCAGACGGACGAACGGTCGGCCTGATGCTTTGTGACGTTTAGGGATCAGTTTCTTGCCACCAACGTATTTCTTGTCGCTCATGGTATGCACCTTTCTAAAGAGTTGTACCCAGCATTATAGCCCGATACAGGCCGGTAGTGTGTATTACACAGAAATCTTGTGTAATTTACACAAAGTTAGTTCGTGAAGTCGTCTTGAACACGGATGAGAAATCCGTCAGAAGGTGCTGGTTTAAGCACTAAACAGAGCTTAGACAGAAGGGCTTACACAAAATGTGTTATGAGCCTCGCGAGCTACCGGGCTGCTCCACCCCGCGCCATTGTCTAACCAAAATTTGAGTCTGTAAAACAAGACCTAAAACGAATTCCGTTCCAAATGTGGTTCTAGTGTAGCTTAGTGGTGATGTCCACCAATCGCAACCCTAGTATCACAGTCTCCACTAAGTTTTTGTGTAATATTGTGTAATTACACAATCGCAGTGAATGAAACGTCATCTGTGTCCGTGTGTTATATCGGCACGACTCTGTGTAATCGTTAATCGAAATGCTTGTCCAGGCTTGTCATCGCCATCTGCTCATTTGCGTTGCCGACGAATACCATGATCCTTCGTAAAGCTTCTTGGAAGTTTGCGTGATGAGCAACAGCTACCGAATCCATTTCGGAATCTTCTAGTTCCTGGGCCAGCTTATCTAGCTCACCAGCACATCGACGCAACCGCTCGGCAGTTTCTTTAAAGGCCACAGCCGGAAATTCTTTAAGGTTTTTTTTGAGGCATAACACCCTCCGTCTTAGTGGGTTATACGGTGATATAACCACTCACATTCGCTCCAATCAACCACCATCTTACAACAAACACCACCATCGCTTCAACCACTGCTAAACCCAAATAAAACCAAAACTCCACTTTTAATACTTGTAACGCCCTATATCGCCCTTTATAACAATCCGTGCTTAGGAAACGAATTGTCAAAGGAGGGCGAACTTAGTGGATTTCAACCGCATTCAAAAATCATTAGGCACTCGGGAGTTGTGCGAGCTTCTTAATGTGCACGTTAACACGGTCTATCGCTGGATCGATCTTAGGAAAAATCAAACCAATCAAAGTTCAGGGGCGGTGGAAGTTCCCTCTAGATGAAATCGAACGGCTGTGGCGTGAGGGTTCCAACTGTGGCTCCGAAGCAGTTGCCCCTACAGCGGCCCCACTGGCCGCTACACGCCTCACAGCCGCTGACGAAATCGAAGCGATTATCTCTGGGAGTGTCCAATGAATTATCCACTGTTTGAAACCGCTACGGCTCTCGCCCGAAGTAATGATCCTGACACATCAAAAGAAGCTGCACGGGAGTTTGTCACATCTGGCGGGTTAGCCGCCTCCGAGCAGCTTGCCTACCAACTGATTGCAAATCATCCAGGACGAACGGCTAAAGAACTCGAAGAGCTAAGAGGGCTCGAACGCTGCACCGTCACTCGCCGGGTGACAGGACTCATTAGGGAAGGGGTTGGTGGTCAAAGGCGAACTCAAAAAACAAGAGAACGGTCGCAACGCTGCGACCCTGTATACCAAAACGGCATTTCATCTAAGGACAAATACAAATGCAAGTACATGAATTCGACACCTATCAGGAAGCTATGGAATTTGCACACGACAACCAAGGTGACAAAACCCTGGAGCAAATCGAAGGCAAATACAGATTAACAATTCGTGATCATTCGGCAGTTCACCGTGTGACATTGGAAGGACCCGATGAGCCAAAAACAGAAGAAGACCAAGAAGAAGAGCAAGAAGTACGATCCGATCAAGAATCCTGATCATTATTCCCGAGGCGATGGACTGCTGGAAAGCTTTGATGCCTTTGTAGCTCAGTACGGAAGCGAGGCTGGCATCATCGCTGCTCGATTCAATATTCACAAATACCTGAGTCGTTTTTGACCTCAAAGGCCAAGCGATTCAGGATCTCTGCAAAATCCAGCAATACGCTGAAATGCTCAAACCCTTAATGGAGGACTACGAATGGCCCACATAGATCCAGAAGATTACAAGTCAACAGACGGGAGTTACACNATCGTAGATGAGGTGCGTCCGTCAGCTTTGTGAAGAAGAACGATGGAACGGCGCAATATGGATGTTAGTTCATCGTTACATCAACGAACTGCAAGAGCTCAATGTAAAAGAACAGGTTGAACTTCTCGTACCTCGGAATCAGCAAGCGATTGGAAAAAGACAACAAACGACTGCGAGATGCCGAACTGAACTGAGTTTGAAACGGAATGGATTCCAGAGGATTTACAGTTTATGAGTCGATACAAGACCGCCAGTTTATTTCGGATAACTAAAAAGTGGCGATGCCCGGACTGCGGTGGCTTGGTCCGAACAGAAGAATGCATCGCTTGCTGGGTGGCTACAGAAAAGGGAGTGAAACGGCGTGTATATCAGTCCGAGCAAAATGCACGGGACGTATGGGATCGAACTCACCGGGGAAGTACTCCGAGACGCTGGCTCCCTCGCAGTGAGCCTAACAAAGGGGAAAGCGGTTCACGACGACCCGACTTTTAAGCAGATGTGCATACAGGGCCGATTTTTGACCATGGTCGAAGGGATGCAGTACTTAACATATTCAAAATTTTTATACCGACATGGGGATGCCGCTAAGAAGTTCATTGAGAACATGGACTGGTTAGAGGGCTGTGCAATAGGAGCGTGGGAACGTGAACAAGAGAGACATGACACTGACGGAAGCATTAGAGACAGTCGAGGCGAAGCTACGAAAGGCTCAAAACACTTGGAAGCATTACCTTCCGAATAAAGATGATCCTGACAAAACTATCGCACTAATTATGAGAATGCTCAAAGCACAGCCGGATCTAATGAGGGCGTGTGAGCATTCGACGTTCTGGCAAGCGTTATCACAACTGATGGCTTTAGATCTCACTGTCGACGGCGTGATGGGCGAAGCGTACCTAATGACTTACGGCATGGAGGTGAAGCTTGTCATCGGCTACAAGGGCCTAATTACCCTGGCTCAACGGAGCGGCGAGGTTCAATCGCTGTTTGCCGCTGTCGTCTACGATTCTGATCAATTCAGTTACTCGCTCGGCATGCATCAAGACATCACGCACATCCCGGCCAGTGAAAAAAACCGCTCTGCTGGTGAGCTAACTCATGTATACGCTATCTGCACCCTCACCAATGGAACCAAGATTCCAATGGTTCTAGATAAAAACGCAATAGAGGTTCATCGAGCTCAGTTTTCTAAGGGCTCAGACCGCAAGAACAGCCCCTGGCAAACAAGCCCGGAACGTATGTGGCTGAAAACTATAATTCGCAAAATGCTTAATAGCGGGATGATTCCCCTTTCGGCAGAGATCAAAGATTCTCTTAACCCTGACGATACTGTGTCGTTGCCACCGACTGGAAAGCTCATCGAAGAGTTTGTTGATTCATACCAAGGTGAAGCAGCGGAGGTGGAGGCATGAAAAACTGCTGTCCAAATCACGCCAAGACAAAGCATCTCCAGGTAGTCCTGAGTGAGCGGCTCGGGAGAGACTTCCAGATGTGGGAAGCAATCGGCATTGTCGAGTGCTTATTCCAATTTGCGACTAATTCGGCTGATGATGGATGTGTAGGCAGGTACTCCAATAAAGGTAATAGCCTGCTGGTTCGGATGGTTCCCAGGTAAATCTGCCGACCACGACGATTTAGTGGAGGCTCTGATCGAAGTAGGGTATCTCGACCAAGTCGAAGGTAAGGATCGCTTAGTGATACACGACTGGAGAGACCACGCTCCGAAGTACATCCAAGACCGTCTCAGCAAGCGACAAAGTCGTGAGTTGTCGAAAGTTGTCGAATCTTGTCAGACGATGTCCGAACAAATCGCTATTAACCCAACCTTACCCAACCCAACCAAACCAATTAAAGAAAATACGATCACCTTGGATCGTTTTTATTTCTGTATTGGAAGGGCCTAAACTATTTGACCCATACGAGTTGGTTGACAAATGGAATCAACAGGTCGGGGTCGCTAAGGTTCGTGGTCGCAAAGACAGGGCATTATCTCCTGCGAGAACCAAAGCATTCGGCATGCGATGCAAAGAGGACCCCAATTGGTATCAGTCGGCGTTAAACGCATTAGATAAATTCCCGTTGCCATGCTGGGCTGATGGAAGTTTCAAACCAAACTTTGATTGGTTCTGTCGGCAGGGGCAGGTAGAAAAAATACTCGAGGGGCAATTTGATTGGGGAAAGGATTATAACCCACCTCCCGTTCACAAGGTCGTTTCCGTCGAGCAGCAGCAGCTTGTAGACGAGCGTGCAAGTCTTCACGCTCTGATCCAAGCTTATCGCAAGGATGGTAAAGGAGCAAGCGACGAATGCGATGCAGTTAAACGGAAGTTGGCTTTGGTTGAGGAGCAAATCAAATGAAAACTTACGTTGGAATAGACCCAGGCACACAAGGTGGTATTGCCATCGTTTCAACCGGCAGTGCCTATGCATACGCCATGCCTGAGACTGAACGAGATACCCTCTCGATATTCGAAGAGATCTCAAACTTCGATAATGTGTTCGCCCTAATCGAGGACGTTCATTCCATGCCAGGCAACTCGGCCAGGAGCATGTTCACATTCGGACGGAATTACGGAATGCTCAGGGCAATGCTAATTGCTAACTACATCCCCTTTGAAACGGTTACGCCAACAACCTGGCAAAAGGAGTTCGGCCTCATAAATCGAAAGCTGACTAAGACGGCAAAAAAGAACACACATAAGGCTCGGGCACAGGAGTTGTTCCCAGCAATCGACAAGATCACTCACAAAACAGCGGACGCTTTACTAATCGCTGAATTTTGTAAAAGGGAAAACAAATGATACGGATACGTTATATCAAACAGTACACCCGTGAATGGGTTCTGGTGAAAACGAGTTCTCCTGATGCAACTTGCAGGTTGAATCAAGAACTAATTGAAAATGGATTTAGCGTTGTGGGGATCGCTAAATTCTTGACTCATAGACTCTTGTGGTGGCGTAAGCCGCCTAATGAAGAATCATGATTGGTTCATAGTTTCACTGTTTCTCGTAATTCAGCTACCTGGCGGGGTTGCAATTACGAGCTTTCTATTCATTTGTGTCGGGATTGGTTTTTTACCTAGCGAGTAAAAAACTAAATGCGTGAGTTTCACATTCTAAGTTTAGGTGCGGGCGTTCAGTCCACGGCTTTATATCTAATGGGGATGCGTGGAGAATTAGACGTTGAGTTTGACGCATGTATATTTGCTGATCCAGGAGATGAACCGCAAAGTGTTTACCGTCACTTAGATTATCTCGATTCTCTGGGAGGTCCACCAATCATTGTCCGTTCGTCTGGGCATCTCGGTGAAGACATAAAAAATGGTGTGAACTCTACCGGCCATTCTTTTGTATCAATACCAGCTTTTACCAAGAGCATGACTGATGGCCGTATCGGACAGGTGAGACGGCAATGCACCCGAGAATACAAAATCGCTGTTGTGGAAAAATCTATCCGTGAAGATGTATTGGGATTACGACGATACGCCCACATACCTAAAGACGTTAGGGTATGGCAGTATGTCGGCTTTAGCTTTGACGAACCAGGACGGGCGGCTAGAGCACGAGGGCGTTTTCAACAGCGAGGGTGGACGGATGTCCGGTTTCCTCTCATTGAAGACGGAATGACACGAAGTCATTGCGTGTCGTACCTTGAGGAGCACGTTCCCCATCGAGTACCACGGTCGGCATGCGTTTATTGCCCGTATAAATCAAACCGTGAGTGGAAGTCACTAAAACGTAACGACAAGGCCGGTTGGGACCGGGCAGTTGAAATAGATACCGCACTGCGTGGTGACACAGTATTTAATCGCAAGTCCGATGAAGCGATGTATCTACACAAAAGCTGCAAACCACTAGCGGAATGTTACTTCGACGATGATCAACTAGACCTGTTCGATATGGAATGCGAAGGAGGATGCGGATTATGAATGAACCTGATTTAGATGTTGCCGGAATTACTAACTGTTTGATCTGTAATGCCGGAGACCTTATTTGGAATTCAGACGATGCCGTTTACGAGCCGACTGACGAGTTTGATTACAGTACTGTTTCGTTTTACACCTGCTCAGTCTGCAATGCGTATTATGAAATTTATCACGGCAGACACTCTGACGAAATGAAAGCTGGCCTTGCCCATGATAATTCTAGAAGATAAGCAAGCGGTTATATTAACGCCTCCACGAACAGCTTCAGAAATGTTGCATCGGCTATTATGTCGTCGTAACAATAGTTACTGGGTGTGCTCGACTGATCCTCACGGCTATCAGAATCGACATTCGACTGATATACCCATGGAGTGGAAGACGTATAAGCGTTTCATGGTGGTGCGTAATCCCTGGGAGCGTTTGCTGGGGTTATACGACGAACACAATCGCTGTAGGGTCGCCCGGTCACAGTCTCCTTGGTCGTTCGTAGAATATCTTGATCGCAGGTCCGAACTAACCTGGCGACACCAATGGACTCTATCAGGATGGGCCTCGGGATTAGACATTGACGGAATCATACATCACGAATCGATCCCTGAAGATCTGCGAGAGCATCTGAAGATTACGGTGCGAGTTCCGATTGACTTTCATCCACGTACCAGGTGGAAGGATGATTATAAACTCGTTGATTATGATCGCTTGGTCGATCTTTACCTTAAATTTGTGCCAGACCTAATCTACGGTTATCACGAAGAAGCAATTACACCCATTGTCGCAAAGATGTTTCAGTAATGAGAATTACGCGCGTTTGGAGTATGCCAAACAAACATACATTCGATATTGAGCCTATCAAACAATTTGTCGTCGATAACCTACATGGATACTCTGTTGACCCTTTTGCAAATAAATCACGTTTAGCAACGGTAACCAACGACATTGATCCCTCTTATGACACTGACTACAACGTCGACGCAATAGAATTCTTACGGCACATCGATGATGCAACGGTAGATTGTCTTTTATTTGACCCTCCTTATTCGCCAACACAAGTAAATCGTAGTTATCGACAATTTAAGCATACTGCGAACATGACATCGGAAGGGAAGGGCTTTTGGAAACTATTTAAGAACGAAGTCCAACGGGTCGTGAAACCTAACGGAGTTGTTATAAGCTGTGGATGGAACAGTAACGGCATCGGCAAAAAATATGGATTTGCTTTACAAGAGTTACTCGTCGTTGCCCACGGAGGACGACACTACGACACGTTGGTCACTCTCGAACAAAAGAACAGAACTTTATTTGATAAGGATTAGTGATGCCGCTGAAACTTAGACTAAAAGCCGGGGATCGCCTGGTTATAAATTCTGCGTACCTGGAGGTCGAGAGAGTTGGTCAAACCAACGTATCCGTCTCGGTTGAAGCCCCAGAAGAAGTCGCTATCTTTATTCGGAGAAAAACGTCTTCACACGCAGACGACAATGATCTACAAAAATAAGTACATACAAACAGTCGTTGAACGACTACAAACCAATTCCGTGGAACGGTTCGAGCCCCGCCAATTGCTTGAGCCGTTCCTTTTTTTTGGACTGACAATATGCCGACTGGACTGACAGATCGAGGTCAAGTGATGCTCCTCAAGTTTGCCTTTGGCGAAGAGACGGTCCCTACGAACTTCAAAGTTAAGTTGGTAACCGACACAACTATCGCTCCCACCGTTAATTTGTTTAGCTCTCTCAATGAGATACCTGCGGGCGGGGGCTATTCGACCGGAGGCCAGACGTTTGATAAAACCGACATGACATTCACGCAGTATAGCGGCGATATACATGCGAGTGCCGTCGTGACAGATGAAACCATCCTCTGGACGGCCACTGGACCTATCCCATCGTCCGGCACGGGGTATACGTTTGCTGTAATCACAGACGGCTCGACGGACGACAACGTCATCGCTTATGTCGACCTTGAGGGACCCGATAGCCTTAACGAAGACGAAATACTCTCTGTAAACAAAATTCAATTCTGGTCAGTTGACCAAAACAGCTAATTTAAAGGAGCCACTTTTATGGCAACCGGCATGACAGATCGTGGAAGAAAACTATTACTGGAATATTCTTTCAATGGAGAAACAGTTCCTTCCACTTACAACGGCAAACTCGTCACTGACGCAAGTGTTACTAAAGCGATCAATACCTTCTCGGAGCTGAGTGAGGTCCCTGCTGGAAGCGGGTATTCCACCGGAGGTGTGAGCTTCTCTTCCTCGAACGTGACTGTGACAGAAGTAGATTCAAGCATTGGGGCTAAGGCTGAAATTGCTGATGATCACTTCTCCTGGAGTCTTAGCGGTACATTTCCGGCGAGTGGAACAGGCGCAACGTTCCTCGTGATCACTGACGGAACTGGTAGTGACAATGTGCTTGGCTTTGTTGATCTCGGAGGAGCTAAGACCGGCTCATCCGGCGGCACGTTCAAGGTAAACGATGTCGAATTCCAAATCAACGAAAGCTAACCATGGAAGCGATCCTCGCAACGAAAGATGCGAACGGTTACTTTGATGGTGATATCGTCGAGGCTTTTAGTCTCAATCGAATTCGGTTTACGCATGCCCAAACCCTGACGAGTGTCCAGCGTTATCCGCTGGATGCAGTCAGCGGGCTGCGAGTGCCGGAGACTCCACTGGATAAGCTGCTCGCAGTCACTCACAAGTTCAAGTATGTGCTCAATAATCCAGGCATTCTCAAAGTTGACCTGGTGACTGGTGATACCGTCGAACTCGACGCTGATTTTACTGAGTTTCTCTCAAGGCGGCTTGAGAACCCGGAACACATGCTATTCGGCAATTCGGCAATCACTCACTGGTACGGCGAACGACTCCCTGACGTGAGTGGTGAAACTGCTTGGGACACACTAGAGACGTGTACGGATTATTTGCGGGAAGATTACTCGACTTGGCCTTTAACGGATTTAGAGAAGCGGTTGTTCTTGCCAATTTCGATGACTGGAAAGGCCGTCACTGAATCCGGCACGGTTGACGTTCTATTGAGCGATCCTACCGTTGATGAGTTCCGGTCTCCGTCGATTGAGGTGATTCCAGACGGCGAGGACGAAAAACATGTAGTGCTTGCCCGCCGAAGGTTCAACGTCCCCTACTGGGATTTATCCGCAACTCTTGGCATTCAGCCGGAAATTGCTCGGACGCAAATGACGGATATTCGTACCTCCGATGATGTTCCTCACGTTGATTCGTTAGTGAGCGATAAGGAAGACTAATGCCTGACGTAATAACCTCAATCGGCTCAAATTCGTCAATCACAACGGGAACTCCCAAGTTCCTGTTCTGGATCAAGCTCTCCTTATACGGTTGCGTTTCCTTCCGCACCCTCAGGCGTTAGTATCGGTGACAGTGTCAGTTTTCAAGAATGAAACTTCGAGTTACGCTACGTTCACTTATTTAGTCACAGATATAAGTGGATCGTCACTTGAGTTGCAATTTGTTTCCGAGAGCTCGGGTTACACGGGAGACACCTCGCCGTGTGATATTTACGATAGTTCGTACGGGCAGGCAACCGGAACATTTAAGCGAACGTACTCTACGATCACTTCATGGGAATCTGATTTAGATAACACAGCGATCTATTCTTCGGGCGACGATGCAATCGGAGAGTGCTACAAAGATTCGAACTTCAATGAAGCATTTACAATCAACGGCGGCGGCACTGTCGGCCTCGACTCTGTAAAGCTAACCAGCCCCCGCAGGGCAACGGCATGACGGCACAGCAGGAACAGGGGTTGTGAACGTCTACAACTCGGCCACGCAGTCTACTTCCGTGATCAGTCGGCAGAATACGACGATTAGCTTTCTCGAATATCACATGGGGAATAACTCGGTAAACAACCGTGCTTGTACCGTGACTACAAGTGCCTACACTGACATCATTTTCAGTCAAAACATTATTCACAATTTGACTGGTTCGTTTCCAATAGCCATTTTCTTTGATGACGGAAACAGTTCCAGTGATACCCGTTATTGCCACAACAACTTATTTTACGATATCGACGACAACGACGACCGAGTTAAAGCCGTATTAGTCTCCGGCAGTTATCCACTGAAATGCTGGAACAATACGACCTATCTGATTCGCACGGGGTCGGGCAGCAAAAATGCTTACAGTTTTGTCTTGTGACACCTCCAGTAGTGCATTGGAGATAAAGAACTGTTTAGCCATCATGACCTCGTCAGTTGGAACTGACGGATTCGCATTAAACTACAATTCCGACTCGGACTACAATGGCTCAGACTTTGCAACAGCAACCGGCGGCTCAAATGATTTAACGAGCCTAACAACAGCCGTGTTTGAAGATTACGATGCTTCACCACCAGAGTTTGCTTTGGCTGATGATTCATCACCAATTGGAGCCGGTGTCGACCTTGGTACGACCGCTGGTGTCAATGTAGATATAACCGGGCGAGATCGTTCTAGCGATTCGTCCTGGTCAATGGGGGCGTTTCAGTACGTGAGTGCTGATGTGATAATCACTGCCGACCCAATGACATCTGTATCGACGATGACAGGTACAGCAATTCAAGGTGCTCTGGTTTCTGCTGACCCGATGACAAGTGTTTCAACCATGGACGGTAGCCCCGTGCAGGGAGCTCTCATCACAGCCGACCCGATGACATCCGTCTCAACCATGGATGGAAGCTTTGTTCAGGGTGCGCTTATAAGTGCAGACCCAATGACAACCGTCTCGACTATGGATGGCAACGCAGTACAGGGAGCTCTAATCTCGGCAGACCCGATGACATCCGTGTCAGCAATGGACGGTACAGCCATTCAGGGAGCTTTAATTACCGCTGACCCCATGACATCTGTTTCTACGATGGGAGGCTCGTTCGTCGGGGATGTAGTTATTACAGCCGACCCGATGACCTCGGTCTCGACGATGGATGGCACGGCGATTCAGGGAGCTTTGATTTCTGCGGACCCCATGACATCCGTGTCAACGATGGACGGTACGTTCCTGGGGGATGTGGTTATAAGTGCTGATCCGATGACCAGCGTCTCAACGATGACTGGAACCTTAGTCCAAGGGGCTCTTGTTTCTGCTGACCCTATGCCATCTGTTTCCACAATGACCGGGACGTTCGTTAGTGAAACAGTAATCTCCGCTGACCCGATGACTACGGTTTCTACAATGACCGGAACTTTCGTGGGCGATGTCGTGATTAACGCTGACCCCATGATTTCAATTGGAACGATGAGTGGGCAATACGGGGACCCTTATCAAATACTCTACGTGCTCAACGCTACTCTCGATACGACGACGACGACCGGGCTGCTCGACGTACCAACCATCACAGACACTTCTCTCGAAAACTGAGGTAAACATGGCGACTCAACTTAAAAACTCATCAGGGGAATACGTAACAGTCAATGACGGCGAATCCTGTAATTTTTCTGGCACGCTTAAAGATACTGCTGGTACGACTGTCAGCACTATAAGCTCTCTCAAGTTGACTCTCCTGGATGAAACTACAGGTGCGATCATCAACAGCCGGGATAACCAGGATGTAAATGGAGCAAACGGCGGTACGTTTTCGGCAGGCGTATTTACTGTTGAATTTGATGGTGACGACACAGCGGCGGTTGGAGAGATTGCAGACGGTAAAAGTCAGAATCGAATTGCTCGAATGGCCTGGGAGTATTCCGATGGCGATACAACTCGCAAGGGTATCCAGGAGTTTCTTTTTCCAGTTTACAAAATGAAAACCACTACTGGCGCAGGAACTGGAAGTGTCGGAATAACTCTTACGCAGACCGATAGCTCGGGCAATCCGGTTCCTGAAGCTAGTCTCTGGGTGACAACCGATCTGGCCGGGCAAAATATCGTCGCAGGGCCTGTCATAACAACAGTGTCGGGTATAACACCGACTTTGAATCTAAACCCAGGAACTTATTACTCATGGAGTTCGCACACGGATTATACGTTCACTAATCCAAGCAAATTTACTGTAACTAGTTAGGGGAAGCTATCAGTACAGCCTATGAAACACACAGAGAGACGATGCGTGCGCGTACAGCAGCGCAGAGTAAGTCAGGGCGTGACATATCGCCTTTGCCAAAGGTACGCTCCGGTCGGCGTAAGAAGGCTTGCGCCTTAAACTTCCGAAAGTTCTGTGAAACCTATTTCACCGGGACGTTTCACCTGGGATGGAGTAATGACCATCTGAAGGTCATAGAAAAGATCGAGCACGCTTGTCTGCGTGGGGGTCTATTTGCGTTAGCAATGCCTCGGGGTTCCGGCAAAACTTCTCTTTGCGAGACTGCCGCGCTTTGGGCGATTCTCTACGGGCATCGCAAATCAGTTGTGTTAATAGGAGCCTCCGAAGATGCCGGGGCACAAATGCTTGATAGCGTTAAAGCTGAAGTTGAAATGAACGAACTGCTTGCCGCTGACTTTCCCGAGGTGTGCTACCCTATCGAGAAGCTTGATGGAATCGTTAATAGAACGGCAGGCCAGCTATGCAACGGCAAACGAACGTACATCACGTGGACGGCCAAGAAAATCGTGCTACCGACTGTTCCTAAATCTAAGAGCTCTGGAGCAATATGTTTGGCTCTCGGGATTACAGGACGAATCCGTGGCCTCAAGAGTAAGTTACCTACCGGCGAAGCCGTAAGACCAGACTTCGTGATAGTTGACGATCCTCAGACCGATGAATCCGCACGGAGCCCATCGCAGTCACAAACTCGTGAAAACATCCTAGCATCTGCCATCCTCGGTCTAGCTGGACCAGGGAAGAAGATGTCGGGGTTTATGCCATGCACTATCATTCGTCCCAATGATATGGCCGCTAGTATTCTCGATAGAGAAAAACACCCAGAGTGGCAGGGTGAGACCACTCAAATGGTATATAAGTGGCCTTCAAACCAGGCTCTATGGAACAAATACGCCGAATTACGACAGGAAGAGTTTAAGGCTGACGGTGATGGTTCTAAGGCCACTGAATTTTATAAGAAGAATCGTGAGAAGATGGACGCAGGATCAGTGGTTGCCTGGGAACAACGATACAACGAAGACGAACTGTCGGCCCTGCAACATGCGTACAATCTAAAAATTCGAGATGAAGCTAGCTTCTTTTCCGAATACCAGAATCTGCCTCTCGTGGACGAAGAAACATCCGACCTCCTGTCGGCTGATGAGATCGCAAAGAAGATTAATGGGTTAAAGAAGTTCGAGGTTCCGACTGAGTGTGAAAAGATCACTACTTTTGTAGACATTCAGCAAAAATGCTTGTACTACGTAACCACCGCCTGGACTCCAGGGTTTACTGGCTATGTTTTGGATTACGGTGCATACCCCGATCAGAAGCGTAAGTATTTCACGCTACGTGATATTGGGAAGACTCTACAGAGGGCCAAGCCAGGGGCCGGATTAGAGGGAAGCATATACGCTGGGTTACAGGTTTTAACCGACGAACTAATGGGAAAGACCTATGTTCGTGATGATGGGGCCGAACTCGCCTGTGACCTTACTCTAATAGATGCCAACTGGGGAACATCGACTGACATCGTTCATCAGTTCTGTCGCAATACCTCCTATCGTGGAAAAATACTTCCTGCTCATGGGCGGTATGTCGGAGCCAGCAGCAAGCCGTTTAGCGACTATGCGAAAAGGAAGGGTGAACGCACTGGATTTAATTGGCGAATGCCAACGGTTAAAGGGAAGCGATTTGTCCGGCATGTGTTATTCGATTCAAACTTTTGGAAGAGCTTCGTGCATGCTCGTCTCGCCCAGGCTTTGGGTGACCCTGGATGCTTAAGCTTATATAAAGCGAAACCCGCCTCGCATCAGATGTTTGCCGACCAAATGCATTCGGAATTTCGCATCAAGACCAGTGGACGAGGCCGGGAGGTGGACGAGTGGAAGCTTCTACCGGCCCGGCCTGACAATCACCTGTTGGACTGCCTATCTGGTTCTGCGGTAGCGGCAAGTGTAACTGGTTGTGCATTAGCCGGGATTAACAACCGATCCGCTGAGGATCTGGCAAGGCAATTAGAACGACGAAACAATTCAAGACGGCAAAGAGTTAGTTATTTATAGGAGTCTGGGGATGGCTAAAAGAAAAGTAGCGAAGAAAAGAGGGCGACCTCGTGGATCTAAGAGTAAGACTATTGAAACAGTGGTGGTCGAGCCTAGTAAGTGCAGAGTTTGTGGTTCGGCTAACAGATCCAAGTATATCAATAAGCGAACGCTGGACTTGTTAGGCCAGAGGCCTGATGGTACTGTATATACATCAGTCACCTGGCGACGAACTAAATGTTTGGATTGCGGCCAGATGCGTGACGATAAAACATACAATGAATAATCCCTTCTTCGGAATGGGTTAACTTCTGCCCCCCAGGTTTTAGTTTTGTACCTTTCACCTGTGGGGGTTTTTTATGCGCTGAGACCCTACTGTTGCGCAAACTACAGAAATTAGTTTACTGTCTGTTTACGGTCTGTTTACTGTCTGGTTTACTGTCTGGTTTACTGTCTGGNTTACTGTCTGGTTTACCGGCCAAGGTAACTAGCCCAATTGTTGTACACCCCTTTATTTATAGATCCAAACGGATTTTTGTATCGGCCACCTACACCATGCGAAGTAAATAAAGTCTTCGGTGGTTCCTCCT